TTGATGCCACTAGGGTTTTATTTGCTTTGGCAGCGTCGGTGATGCCAGCCGAAAGTATTTGATAGAAGGCGCTAGTTTGCTGAGTTGCTTTGGTGCCGAATTGAGTAGCAACCCCTAGCAATTCTTTGCCCAGATTTTTGTTTGATTTTACCGAGTCATCGGCAATAGATTTTATTTCAGATAGGCCCTTGGAAAAATCACCGAGTTGATTAACGGCGGCTTTGAGCCCTTGGAAACTGGCAAAAGCAGCGCCGGCTGCCAACACAGACTTACCAAGGCCCGAGAAAGCTTTAGAGGTCTTGCTAACATTTTGCTCGGTCTTAGCTAAAGACCCGGCGGCTTGCTTCTGAAAACGGGCAACCTCTTCAATGGCTTTGGCTACATCAGCCGAGACTAGTAGGGTTGCTTCGTTTGCCATATCATTTCCCTTTTTTCTTCATTGCCTTGTCTTGCTCTTCATCAATTATTGACGAGATTAAAACAAAGGCCTCGGCCTTAAAGGCGCTTAATTCGTCTAGGCTATGTCTATAACCAATCTTGGCCAAGCGTTGCCTTGCGATATACTCGCCAACTAAAGGGGCGGCCCCGGTGTTGAGGCTCACCCCCTTAACGGCGGCTCGGGTTTGGGCTTTAATCTCAGCCCTTAATCGTTTCCCGCTTTAAAACCGTTTAGCAAATTCATTGCAATTTCAATAAGAATAGGGTCACAAGCAGAGTCGATGCTCATATCAGCAAAAGACTTGTATGCTTGGCTTGTCTCTTTGTTCTTAATTTCAACCTTAGCGTAATGCTTCTCAGAAGCGCCGACCATTTTCCTGATAGCAGGTAGTTGATCCATGCCGCCTGATATTTCGCCGTCGGCGTCATACTTGAAATTGCTTTCTTCGATATATGTATAACGCTCATTGAAAGTAGGGGCCTTAATGGTCAAGCTACCTTCAAAGATTGCGTTTTCACCTCGACATTGTGTCGGTACATATTTAATTGCCATTGGTTTTAGTCCTCGTTAGTTGTTAAACAAAAGTTAAATAAACCTCACCGTTGCCGGCGTTGTCTACATAAGCAGATAATTCAATCTCAAGAGTGGCTAGGCCGTCGTCATCAGAAATTGAGAAACTGGATATAACTGCGCTAGGCATATAAATACTGCCAGCCGCTCCGCTCACCCAATTGCCGCCAACTTTTTTACCAAAGTTGTAAAGCATCTTAGTGTTTGCGTTTTCTCTAAAGCGTCTAAACTTATCAACGTCATACTGATCAAGTAGGGCCGTAACACTTACAGTTACTTCTCTCTCGTTAATGATACTTCCAGATTTACCAGATACGGCACAAACGCTTTCAATGTCTCTCTTGGGAGTTGATACGGTAAACTCAACATTACTAGCTTGAACACACGCAATTGAATCGGCGTCTCCAAGATATAGCTCGTTATTCTTAGCAACGTTCGGATCAGAGTCATCAAAAGCAGGGCTATGAGGTGCTGAAAAATCAACCGGGCTACCGGAGTAAGTTAGAGCGCCTGTATCGTCGCCGGCGGCTGAGAAGTTTAAAAGCTCGGCAATAGTGTTGGCAGCGTTTGCGCCTGTATTCCAAAGCATTGAGAAAACTGCGCCTGTGCAAGTGAACGTGTAAGCCCCGGTTAGGTCGGAATACTCACAAGTAACGGTTTCAGAAGTTTGGCCATTCATTGCGATTGCAATTGCATCAGCTAACTCGTGAGGGTCTTTGTAAGACTTAACCGCAACGCTTGCCGCCGCTGTGCCCTGGTCATCTGTCCAATCAATATAAGAATCGGTTGCCGATGTAGTCATTGGATTCATGAAATATTCAATACCTTCAAAAGAGAAAGCAGCATTGATAAGCCCACCGGCTTCAAAACTAGCGCCGATCTCAGTTACTCTAGCGCCGGCCATTGCTTGAACGGCTCCCGAGTTTCCGATGTAATTAAAGATAGAAAGTGACTGATGATTTTTATCAGCCGGCTTGTATAAAACTCACTTCCCGAGGGCAATGCCTACACCGGGAGCGTTTTCTAAATTCATACCTAGCGTAAGGTCGTCGCCTGAAACGCTTTCAACTGGTCTAATGCTATAGCCGTTGGCGGAATCCTTAACCAAAACAGATTGGCCTCTCTCAAAATTAACACCTTCGCCGGCATCAACCTTAATAACGCTAACTGTAGAAGCTGCAACCGTGTCATACTCAGTAGATGCAACAACCTCAGCGCCAAAACCAGCTTTAAGGATCTCACCAAAGTTTGGAGCTTGACCCTCAACGCCTGAGTGTCTTAGGTAGTGAGAAAATGAAGCGCTTGGAGACTCAGAGCCCGTGATAGGCTTAGCCTTACCTAGTGAGTTTTTAAGCTCAGCATTTTCTAGGTTTTCAAACTCGGCTGACATTTCCATATCGTCCTGCATAGCAAGATAATCGGCAGCACCGGGCTGAGTTAAAACCCCTTCTGATGGTTCGACTTTAACAGCCAAAACGCTTGATCTAGTTGTAATAGACATAAATTTCCTTTCGTTTGGCCGTTAAACCAATGTTTCTATATATTCAACACTCACAGCGAGCGTTAACATAAAATATCTTTGTTTCTCGCCGTCTAAAAACTCTAAGCCCTCGTCACTTTCAAACTGTGACCTAACCGCAACACCGCCTAAAGTGGTGTCTAGTTCTATTTGCTTTAAGAATAAAAAAGCGTCCTCAAATAATGCTTTCTCCTGGGCTTCAATAGCCAAGGAGTTGTGATCTGTTGCGTTAAGTTGATTGATAAAAGCAATCTCAAAAGAGCGTGATATACTAACTCTGCTTGGTATCAATCTATTAGTGTTAGATCCCCCACCGATACCAATGGCATAGGACTTGTTTAGGAATATATCGGCATTATCCTCAATCGAGTAGGCATTAGGTAGCTTAGTATAGGCAGGTAATGCCGATGCTAGTGTTGCCTCGATGGCGTCATAAATTTCAGTTATTTTAGACAACCTATCGCCTCATAAATGAAGTAGAAACTTTACGCTCGGCACCACTTAAAACGCCGTCGCCTGATTTGTCGGTATTGTAGTAAACCAAATCAACCGCCGTTTTATACTCAACTAATGCGCTGTCTCTTTGGCTTGCAAAGCTATCACCAAGTCCGCCGTAAATAATGTGGGCCGTCTTGTGAGAGCTTGCATCTTGCAGCATCTCAATATCCATAAGACCAAAGCCCGCTCTAGTCTGCAAAATATTGCGGCGTCTTAGATCCCGTAATATAACGCCGGCTGCAACCATAGCTTGCTCTGTCCAGTTCGTTTTTCCCGTCTCCCAAGCCGCCATTAACCCGGTGTTTCTCAAATCTGGGTAGTAGGAAAATAGGTCGGCATCCTTTGAAAATAGATGACCGATAAAAGAGAGTGACGTGCCTACGTCTAGTGAGGTATCGATGGAAATTCTCGCCCAATATTTCGAGTATACATCGGCCTCGTATCCCACGCCTGAAACGCTTGAGCTTTCGTTTTCTCTTACCCATGATTTTCGCTTTACATAAGGAATATTAAAACGGATATAGCCGTCTTTAGTAAAGCCCTCGGTTTGGTCTATAACGTCTACCGCTGTAACCCAACCCGTTTGGCGGCCTGTCCAATACTCAACAATTATATTTGTTGGGGTAGTGTTGTAGGTGCTGCCCTTGAAAAACCTAGAGTTAAACGGTAGCTCTGAGGCTATGTATAGAAAGTCATTAACGGGCTCTAGCTCTATATTTGCAGTGCCCCCAATGTGATCATTTAGGTCAATACTAACATCGGTGAGGATGCCGTTATCTGATGTGAAAATTCTTTGATGAATAAACATTTTAAACCTCAACCCTAGCAAACCCAGCGGTTTCGCAAATGTTAATAATATCGTGAGGGCTCTTTGATTCAATGTCCCCAATGATCTCAACCCCGGAAAGTTTAATAAGCCTAGCAGCAAGGCCGCTACAAATTTCAGTTTTCATTTTATCGCCGAAAGGGTTTTTGATAGTCTTGCCGCAATAACTAGCCGCCTTAGCAACACAGGCCCCGGCAAGCTCTAAAAAGCCGTACTTAATGCCGCAATACTTCCAACAAAACATGAGAGCATCGTGTATCTGATCTTGGTCACAGGGCACAACGTAGCGCCTAACCGTTTCCATTTCGTTGCCAAAAGTGGTTTCGTTTATAAAGTTAACCTCGCCTCGGCGGGCTTCAAAAAATACTGATGCCTCTTGAAAAGTGCCGGCTGGAAACTCAATGTGGATATGGGAATAGTCGCATTGATCACCGAGCATACAAAGAGCCGAGGCAATCTTAGATATGCCACGGCTAGGCTTTGACGCCCCTACAATGAAATAAAAATCCGACATATACCATCCGTGGCTTATCGTTTTTTTGGGAGTAATGAGGCTATTGTAACAGCTTTAACTCTTACAATGGTAGCTTTAAATTATCTCGTATCTTGAATGGCTGAAACGGCAGCAACATCAACGGCGGCAAGTATTGCAATCTTAAGCGCCCTGCCTGTGCCTGTGTGGTAGCCAATTGCTCCAAGCCCCGTGGCGTAGAATGTTATGTATTCGGCATAGTCAG